AGTAAAGCATTATTAGGGTTTGAATCTTTCTATACATTCAGAGCTAGATATGCCGTGATGCACCAAATACAAATGGGAGGTAATCAAATATTAGTTCCTAAATACTATACAAATTTAGATGAATTAGAATGGAAATTAAAATCATTTTCTTACAGAGTTAAAAAAGATGAGTGCTTAGACTTACCACCTAAGTTGTATCAACAACGACAAGTAAATTTATCTACCGAACAGGCAACTATTTATAATCGGTTAAAGAAAAGAGCTAGAGCCATCATTGAAGATAAAACCGTTAGTTTTAAAAATAACCCTAAATTAAAAGACTTAATGGCCCTTCTCGAAGAAAGTGATGGAAAGGTTATTATATGGGCTAACTATGTGTATAATATAAAACAAATTAAATCAGCCCTGGAGGAACGCTATGGAAACAATTCAGTGGTTTCGATATTCGGAGAAGTTGATGTCGAAGGTCGTAAAGATGCTGTTAACAACTTTCAACTTAATGATAGATGCCGTTTCCTTGTTGGTAATCCTGCTACTGGTGGCTATGGTCTTACCCTTACTGCTGCTCGGTATGTTGTATATTTCAGTAATTCTTACAATCTTGAAGTTCGGTGGCAAAGTGAAGACCGTGCGCACCGAATTGGTCAGAAGGATAAAGTTACTTATATCGATTTAATGGTACCCGAATCATTAGATGTGATGATTATGTCTGCTCTTGATAGAAAGATTAAATTAAGTGCTCAAACTCTTGGAGAAGAAGCAAAGCGATTTTTGTCGTAAGGAAAAAATTGTCGCGGCTAGAATTAAACCTGTCACACAGTCGTCCTTCTAGAATTCAATAAAAATATTTTTTCTTAAAATTTTTAAAAACTCAATTTGGTATAATAGGGAAATATAAAAAAGGAGCACGAATGACGTTTGAATGGAAACATCCGAAATACTATAAAGAGTTAGCCAGAATAAGAAAGGAAGAAGAAGAAAAAGAAAAAGCTAAAGAAGAAAGAGATGGGAAACAATGGGAGGAGAAGTTGGAATTGAAAAAAATTTAAGCCCCTTCTTTCTTCAATTGATCATAGCGATCCACGCGTTCAAGCCAAAGATTTTCATATTGATTTAAAAATGCATTGTCCATTTTAAATTCTTGATACAATCCATCTTTAGTACAAATACAAATTAAGCCCTGGTTAATAGGACCATACTGTTCTTTATGTGCTAGAGAATAAGCAGCTATTTGATAATAATAATCTATAACATACTCTTCTCGTTTTGGGCGATTTGACTGCTTGAAGTCAATGATAGTAGGAATATTATTATATTCTCCCACTGCATCAGTTGCTCCTGCCCATCTATCTTTGTAGGCTAAGTTAACTTCATTACCATAAATAATTTTTAAAGGTCCTAGGTTATTTATTATTTCGTGAGCCATGAGTCGTGCTTGTGCTCCATCTGCAGAAAGGTTTAAGTAGCCATCCCCGTTAAGATATTGTTCAAGAACATAATGCATTTCAGTTCCTCTAGTGGCTGCTTGCTTAGTAATTCTAGCAGCTTCCTGGTAGCCTACTCTTTCTCTCCATTTGTCTAGGGATTTTTTCTTTTCTTCTGATTGAGTAGCGCTTAAGATTGTAGTAACGCTGGGAACCTTCTTGTCTTTAACTGCATAGGTTCGTGGGCCGTGATCATCGTCACGTTTATAGGATTCGTATTGATATTTATTCAGACGTCTAAAGTCTTTAATAATAAACTTTTCTTTTTCCTTTATAAGTAACACACTTACTTTTATAAAACTCTAAAGAGTAATGCAATAAGTATTCCTAGCATAGAAGTTAATAAAAAGCCTGAAGTTCCTATTATAATTTTTTCAATTCTGTTTACATCTCTTCTTAAGGCTTCAACTTTATCGTGTGTTTGTTTTTGCATAATTCTACAGAGCTTTTCGTGGTCCGTGATTCGTTGGTGTGCTAACTCGTCTACTTTTTTAGGCATTTTTATTAGCTATTCCTTGCCCAAGACTATCTTGTGGCCATAATGATTGATACTTCTGCCCTCTATTTCCACCTGTCTGTGGAATGTTTGCGTAAGATCCGCCCATAGGATCAGGACCAGTAACTTGCTGTCCTGTAGTTTGTTGAGGAGGTGGAGAGCCACCGGCCATTATTATTCTATCGTTATTAGTTGCTTGCATTTCTTTTTCTAATCCGTTTCTTACACCTCTTAAGTAATTATCTCCAGCAGCTAAACTAGCTGTAGAAGCTTTAGATAAAGTATCTTCCATTACATAAGATCTATTTTTCATTGATGGTATTAAAGCATCTTTCTTCCACACGGGATCAGGTACTCTATCCGGTGCGTCATTTAAATAATTCATTATTTCTTCAAAATCTATTTTGTTAGGGTTTACTCTTGGTGCATCCTTCTCTTCGTCTGCCATCCAGTTCCACCATTGGGCAAAAAGTCTTCTAGCTTTTCGGCCCCCTTCTTCTGAAGTATTCCATAGCATTCTATGCACACCATCACCTCCCATTTTTTGCTCAATTCTTTCTAGTTCAGTAAATAAATCGTAAGTTCTTTTTAAAGCTTGAGGATCTCCTAAGTAACCTCCAAATTTTCTAAGACCCAAAACCATAGCAACGCTGGTTATTAAACCTGGGAAAATTCCTCCCCCTACTACACCTCCTCCGACTCCACCGGCCATAAGACCTCCGCCTAGGGCTGATCCAAATCCCATTTTACCTCCACCCATACCTAAAGCAATTCTTCTTTGAATGAATGTAGATGAGTCTGCAAGTTTGACGCCATACTCTCCTTCCAGGACTTTAATCAATGCTTGTAAATGACGAAGAGATTCCTTACCTTGCTTTCCTCCTCCATACATCTGTACAATTTTACTGGCAAAGGCATCAGAGTCTCTGCCTGCTAAACCTAAATTTTCTGCAAATAACTCTGGCTTAAAAGTTCCCACCTCGTTTGCTCCTACTTTTAATGCTTTCCATGGACGCGTTCCTAGTCCTGACTCTATTAATTTTGTAGGATCAACTCCTTTTAACAGAGTATCAGCAGTAAATTCATTATTTATTTCATCAATGTATCTTCGGTTTAATACTCCTGATGATCTAGCTTCGTCTAGTAATTCATACAGACCTTTTTTCCCCAGAGAACCTGGTTGTTTGGTGTATGCAAATCTGAATGCATCAAACATAAATAAATCTCGAAATTGATTAAACATTTGCGTGCCTGTTTTACTTTTACCATAGCCCATTAGTTTTTTTAAATCTTCTATAGCAGGTGCACTACTGCTTTTAAAAATATCTCTAAGGGTTCTAGTCCACAGTAGATCCGGCATATATTGTGCTCTTCCTGTAATTCCTAACATTCCAAGATTAGTAAATATTTGGGAGTCTACGCTTCTAGAAATTTTTCTGGCAATCGGAGAGTAATAAGGCATAACTGTATTGTGAAAGAAACTATTAGCTTCTAGTTGAGCTTTTTGTACTTCATCAATTCCTTTCATAATCTTACCAATGTATTGTTCTCCTGCTTCTGCTCCGCCTTGTGCTACTATACTGTCATAAGATTTTTTAACCGCGTCAGTTTTCATTAAGTTCTCTATGCCCTCAGCTCCTCCAACTGTAGCCCAGTCTTTTTCCATAGATTCTCTTAACCCTTTAACCATCGCTCTCGGGTCGTGAATTGTAGTGTTGGGTAAAACTTTGGTTAACATTTTTTGTAAACCAATAAATTCTTGAGGTGTTATGTTACCGCTGTCACTCAACGATTTTAAGTGTTTTATAAAAGCAACTAAAGGATCATCTAGTTCAGTAATAGGAGACTTTGTTTTTACCATTTGTCCTAAACCTCTCATCTGCTCAGGATATTGTACTTCCAATCGTTTTATTAAGTCGTCCACGAATGATCCTACACTATTCGTAGGTATAATTTTTAATCCATCCAGTCCATTAAACTTAGTAGCATCGATTCCTTTCTGATATTTTACACCAATGATATTGAACATTTCCTCAAACTGTTTTCGAAATTGAGTTAGGGCACCCAATGATAATAATTCACCGTGAGCCAAGGGAACAGCGGCATTGAAATTATCTAAAAAATTATTATAAACATCAATTTCAAATTCTCTTCTATATCTTTTACGCGCAGCCCCAACGACCGGAAAGATTCCAATACTTTTATTATAATTTTTTATAAAACCTGCAAACCAATTTTGGTGTTCATTCATCGTTGCAGAAAGGTTGGTTTTGTACTTATACCTATAAGCCTCCTTAGCTATAATTTCTGCTTGTTTACCTTTTAATCCCATTATGCCTTGAGTAAATCTTCCTATTCCTCCTAGTAAAGGTACTAAAAGAAAAGCGCCTGCATTAAATATCATTGCATTGGACATTGCTTCACTGGCATGGACTATCTCCTGGTGTAGTGGAGATAATTTATCAATATCATTTTCACTGACTCTTGCTAAATCTTCATGCGTTGCTCCTCCTATATCTGTTAAAGCTTCAGCGATGCCATAGGTAATAGAACCCAGACCAGCGCCAGCAATTCCACCAGCTTGTGATTTTAATTCTGTTGCTAAAGGTTGGGTTGGAGCGTAATGCACTCGTGTTCCCTCACCAAATATTCCTGGTTTTTTTTTTCCAAGTCCATACTTACCTTGAGCTATCAATTTATCTGCCCCTCTGGCAAATCTATTCCAGACGGCCGCAGTTCTTCCTAACATACTTATCGGTTTACCTGCTGGGGTTCGTTTGATACCAGCAAAGGTTACTGCCTGTGCCAGCTTCCCCATTTTATGAGCCTGCTCGGCCACTCTTGCCAAAGCAAAATTTGCTTTTCCTCCTGATGCAATAGTTGCTCGAGCTATTTTATTAGCATCTAGCATGTATGGCATTAAGCTTCCGGTAACATCGCCAGCTAATTCAAAATCTATTCTTTTTAGTCCTGTGGCAGCTTCAAAAGGAGCTAATTGTTGTTCTTTTTCTTTAGCTAATGTTTCAGCTGCAACTCCTTGCTCTTCTCTTAAAGCAT